GTTACTTTCAGGAGATACTTTAGCAAATGAAGAAATTACAATTATGCCTAATGTAAGGTTTAAGTCTGTAATTCAAAAAGCGTCTACCGACGATATCGTTAAAGACGCATCTTGTGACTTCCAAACGGGTCAAGGGACTTTAACACTAACAGAACAAATCCTACAGCCAGAAGAATTTCAAGTAAATTTAGATTTATGTAAGAAAGACCTTTTTGCAACTTGGCAAGGAGCTGAAATGGGATACTCTCAGTATGCAGAGCTTCCAGCTTCATTCTCCGACTTTGTTTTAGGACACGTTGCTGCAAAAGTAGCTGACAAAACAGAAAAAAATATCTGGCAAGGAGTTACTGCTAATGCAGGAGAATTTGACGGGATTGTTACTTTACTAGCAGCTGATGCAGCTTTACCAGCAGCACAAGACTTAGTAAAAGCGGCTGTAGACCCAGCAACTATCGTAACAGAATTAGGGCGCATTGTAGATGCAATTCCAACAACTGTTTACGGTAAAGAAGACCTAAGAATATATGTAGCTTCTGATATTGCACGTGCATACACAAGAGCTTTAGGTGGATTTGCTGCGGCTGGAGTTGGTGCTAATGGTTTTGACAACAAAGGAAACAACCAAGTTTTAGGAGGTTTATTCTTTGACGGAGTTCAATTAGTAGTTGCTAAAGGATTAGCAAACGGAACGGCTGTAGCGGCTGAAAAAAGCAACTTGTTTTTCGGAACTGGATTGCTGAATGAAGCTAATGAAGTACGTACAATTGATATGCAAGACGTAGACGGTTCAATGAATGTAAGGGTTATCCTTCGTTTTACCGCTGGCGTGATTTACGGAGAAGTTTCGGACATTGTTCTGTATTCTTAATAACTAATTAATTAATTTTAGAAAGGGGTGGGTTCTGCCTACCCTTTTTTATTTAAAAAAAAAATAAACTATGGCTTGTTCAGTAACTAACGGAAGAAAAATTCCGTGCAAATCAGCAGTCGGCGGCATAAAGAATATATTCTTTGGGCCTTACGATACTACAACCGCAGACTTAACTCCAGACCCTTCAACTGGAATAATAACATTAACTACAGCGGATTTTTATAAATATGAAGTAAAAGGTAATTCTAGCCTTGAAACTGCTATCACAAGCAGCAGAGAGAACGGAACAACATTCTTTGAAACTACTTTGAGCGCTACATTTACGTTTTTAGATACAGCAACTCAAGAACAAATTAAACTACTTTCTAGAGGACGTCCACAAATAGTAATAGAAGACTATAACGGGAACGGCTTTTTAGTAGGTAAAGACAACGGAGCTGAAGTAAACGGAGGTACTATTGTGACGGGAGCTGCAATGGGTGACCTAAGTGGTTTTACTCTAACTTTATTAGCTCAAGAAAATGAACCACCATTTTTCTTAGCTGCTTTACCAACTGATGCAAGTGCAACACCAATTAACCCAACACCATAAGAATTGATTTAATTGTTTTAAAAGGGGGTTATCTTAACGGATACCCCTTTTTTTATTTATATACTATACAAAATTATTTAGTTTTCTTTATATATTAATATGCAACTAATACAGACAAGCGGCAATAAAACATTTAACGTAATACCTAGACAATTTGTTGTAGGTGCTTTAACTCTTAACCTAAGAAGCGAAAGTACAAACGTAGTTGTTTCAGTTGGTACGACTTCAACAATAAACGGAAATTATTTACTATTGCCCGCTATTTTTGGAACGCTAGTAGAAAATGACTTTTTTATTTTAGAGGTTTTAAACGGCACTGAAGTAATTTATAAAGACAAAGTTTTTTGTACTAATCAAACTATAAACCAAACTAGTAACGATTATTATACAATAAATAAAAATCAATTTGTTAGCGAAGACACTGCTAGTAACGAATATATTATAATATGAACGATTTAAGAATAGTTAATTTAAGCACCTACACTTCACCTGAGATAGTGGAAACTAGTAACAAAGAATGGGTTTCTTATGGCGCTGATAATGCTTATTTTCAGTATTTAATAGACCGCTATAATGGTAGCCCAACAAACAACGCTATTATTAACGGAATTAGTCAAATGATTTACGGGCGTGGATTAGATGCTTTAAATTCAAGTAAAAAGCCAGACCAATACGCTAAAATGATTTCTTTGCTTAAAAAGGATATGGTTCGGAAGGTTTGTTATGACCTTAAACTTATGGGCCAGACAGCTATGCAGGTTATTTATTCTAAGGATAGAAAGTCAATTGCACAAGTTGAACACATACCAGTAGAAAACTTAAGAGCTGAAAAATGTAACGATAAAGGCGAGATAGAAGCTTATTATTATTCAGATAATTGGGCAAAGGTTAAAAACGTAGGAAACACTTTAAGAATTCCAGCATACGGCTTTAGTAAAGAGAATATAGAGATAATGTATGTTAAACCATACAGAGCTGGATATAAATACTATTCCAGTCCAGATTATGCTGGTGGTTTACAATATGCAGAGCTCGAACAAGAGATAAGCAACTATCATTTAAATAATATCTTAAATGGATTAGCTCCGTCAATGTTAATCAACTTTAACAATGGTACTCCAAACGCCGAAGAACGTCAAATGCTTGAAAATAGGATTTACGAGAAGTTTAGCGGTTCTAGTAATGCAGGTAAATTTATTTTAGCGTTTAATGACAACCCAGAAAGCGCCGCAACTATTGAGCCAATACAATTAAGCGAAGCACATTTACAATATCAATTTCTTTCTGACGAAAGTTCTAAAAAGGTAATGGTATCGCACAGAGTTGTATCACCTATGCTTTTAGGCATTAAAGATAGCTCAGGATTAGGGAATAACGCTGAAGAATTAGAAACAGCAAGTATATTAATGGAAAATACTGTTATACAGCCGTTTCAGACGCTTTTAATAGATGCATTTGATACTATACTATCCTACAACCAGATATCGCTTAAATTGTACTTTAAAACGCTTCAACCGCTACAGTTTAAAGACTTAGAAAACGTAATGGACAGCGAAACAATGGAAGAAGAAACTGGCGTTAAGTTAAGCGAGCAACTTCCAGAAGATTTAGGTAATGAAATACTTAAAAAACTAATTGACTTAGGCGAAAACGAAGATGATTTATTAGCTGATTACAACCTAGAACACGAAGCAGAGGTCGATTATGAGCTAGAAGACCAATTAGACGAGGTTATAACAGACCTAAATACAGAAGATGATAGCACATTATTAGCTAAAATTTGGAATTTCGTTAGTACTGGGAAGGCTACACCATACCGAGATAGTGAACAAGACGGAACTAGCAAGCAAGATAGTCAAGAAGGCGTTGAATTTTTAGTAAGATACAAATATACTAGAAGGGTTAAAAGCTCTAAAACGGGTCAATCACGTAATTTTTGTGATAAAATGATATCAGCAAACAAAGTATATCGTAAAGAAGATATATTAGCAATGGATAAAGAGGCTGTTAATGCTGGTTTTGGGGTTGACGGTTCGGCTACTTATTCAATCTGGAAATATAAGGGCGGCGCTAGATGCCAACACGCGTGGATTAGAAAGACTTTTGCCCGTAAAGGTGGCAAAGGGTTAGGTAAAGCAATAACAACCAGCGCAGCAAGGAGTAAAGGCTTTAAAGCTCCAGTAAATGACAAAGAAGTACCAGTTGCACCAGCTAATATGCAATACGCTGGATATACAGCCGCTTACTGGAATAAAATGGGATTTAAAAACTAAGATATGGCTACAGCATTATTTATAACAAGAGAAGACTTAGTAAGGAATTCTATCATTGACGGGAATGTAGATTATGACAAGATAATTCAGTTCGTTAAAGTGGCCCAAGAAATTGACGTGCAGAATTTACTAGGAACGGATTTATACAATCGCATAAGTGCTGATATTATAGCGGGAACTTTAACTGGTAATTATTTAAGTTTAGTTACAGATTTTATTCAGCCGACTTTAATTTGGTTCGCTCAAATGAATTATATTCCTTTTAGTGCTTACACTATTGCAAAGGGTGGCGTTTATAAGCATCAAGCAGAAAATTCACAATCTGTAGATAAAAACGAAGTAGATTATTTAGTTGGTAAAGCTAGGGAATACGCTAATTACTATTCAACTAGATTGGTGGATTATTTATGTTTTAATAGTTCTTTGTTTCCTGAATATACAAGCAATACAAACAACGACATAAATCCAGATACAAATACAACGTTTAACGGCTGGGTACTTTAATGAAATATAAAGTAAAAAATAAAAACTTAAGTAAGTTAATAGCTTATTTAAAAAAAGAAACACCTTTAAAAGTTAAGGATGATAAATAATGTAATAAACGCTAAAAGCAGACAGTACACTAAGAGCGGTCTTACTGGTG